AGTTGAAACTTGTTTTGTAGTTCTTCCTTTGTGTGTGTCTCAATTAGTTCTAGCGCTTTTCTCAACACTTTGTATTCTGTTACGTTATCCATGTGTTTCTTTTAGTCTGTCTATTGCTTCTACTTGCATCTTTCTAACCTTGTCTAACATTACCTTTGTCTCTGGCTTTTGATGCTTTGTGTATTGTCTTAATAAATTTAGTTCTAACTCTATTAATGCCTGAACTTTCTTCTTCTTTGTGTATAAATTTCTCATGCCTGTATGAATTGAGATTTATTTCTTCTATTGCCGTTCAACCAACATCTCAGAGTTGATAAATTAATTCCATAAAGTTTAGAAACTTCTGAAGGATTTGTATAATAAACTCCTGTTCTTGTATCTAAAACAGGTTTACTAGCACCTATCATTAATCCATTATCCCATGCGTGTTTCTGATTCTCAGAATTAGTACACCATTCTAAGTTCTCAACTCTATTATCTGTCTTTTTACCGTTTATATGGTTTATTTGTGGTTTTGATTTAGGGTTTGAAATAAAAGCTAATGCAACCAATTTATGTGCATTAATACCATAATTTTTACCATTCAACCATACATTTACTCTTTTATATCCTTTTTGAGTTATTGAACTTGATAATATTTTTCCTTTTTTATTTCTAATTCTACCTTTATTACTTGCTTCATATCCTAGATATTTAACGCAAGGCATCCATATCTCATTCTCCATAATCATAATTTTATTTATCCTGAGCATCCCACGCACTCATAGTCACTACCCTCTGAGCCATTATTGTTAAAGATATTAACGCCATTTTCAATTTTTTCCAGATTATTTTCATACTCTTTTGTTAGCATTTTAATTTCTAATTCTGAATCTGCTTTTAGCGTATCTTGATAATATTTTTCTTGTAGAAAACGCCTCATGGAAAACTGCTGTTCTTGTGTCATTTTTTTTGTTTTATCTAAATAAGTGAATAATAATTATATTACAAAGTTTTTATAATTCTTTTTGCAAACCATTTTTCCAATCTAAGTATTTTTCTTGCAAAGGACAGTTACCAAAGCTGTCATAGAAACTACCGAAACCATTGTTCCTAGCTAGTACCATCTCCACAGGAACGCCTAGTGCCGTAGGTTTACCTCCTGACCATATCTCCTTTACTTTCTTTACATGAATCTCTGTTATGTTTGCTCTCTCTGGCATCTGAGTGTAACGATGTACTACGATGAAATCATCTGCTTTGTTGTCGAACATAACACCATTTTCTATGTCAAATTTCTCAGGTACTGTTGGATGTCCTTTGAAGTCTCCATCTGTATGCAGCTTCCTAGCACCTACTGTACCAACGTGAGTATTTAGAAAAATAGTACAATTCTTTTCTCCACTCCATTGCTTGAACCTAGATATAGTTTCGTAGTGGTAGTTGTAAGAATTAGCAGAGAATCTAGATGGTATCTTCAGGTGATTGTACGGATCAATCATCATGCCCTTGTACTCTCCTGTTTTCATTAACTCCTCCGATAGCATTAACAGTTCTTCTGCTGTGATTAAGTCATCTACCTTGATAATCTTAAAGTTATCATCAACTAACTGCATTAGCTTTTCTAACTCCCAATCAGATATATCTTCTATCTTTTGTCCTGAGATGAATTTTACTAACTCTTGACGTATGGAAAACGACTCATTCTCTCCAGAATAAACAATCCACTTCCAACCATGTAGTCTATTTGCTAGTGCCATTAAGAACCAAACGATATAGGACTTACCAACATTTGCTCTACCCATAATGACATTAAACTTTCCTTCCTTAAATCTAAAGTATTCATCTAGTTCTCTGTAGCCTGTTTCTTTACCAATCTCTACTTCTCCACGTCTTAGCTTCTGAATAAAATCTAAGTCTTTGTCCATGTTAGATAGAAAACTTAGTGCTGGATATTTGTCTAGGATAGTAGGTTCTGCTTCCTTTACAGTCGGTATCATTTCCTTTGGCAATGGTTTACCCATTCCTTCTTTTAAACCATCCTTAATGTCCTTTAATGCCATCTCAGGGTCTAATGTACCATGCTCATTGACAGCAGCAACAAGCTGTTCTAATGCCTCATCATAGGTTATTAGTCCTTCTGCTACGAATCCACCAGCATAATGTGCTGCATCTCTTCTTTTGTCGTGTAACTCTCCTTTCTTGGAAGCATGAATCATTGCTCTAGGAACTTGCATGACATCAATCTGTGCTAATTCAAAGTTCTTAACATCATCCCTAACAAAGATTTCGGGGTCATAGGACTCAAAACAGGCTCTAGATATATCTTTACCTGCTGTATCTAAGCCTAGATAGTTGAGGTCTAATCTAATCTGTCTGTAGAACTCCTTGTGTATTTTATCATCCTTAGAATCAGAATCTATTTTGGCTAGTGCTTTTACTCCATCTCCAGAAGGAGAAGTCCACACAGCCATGATGTAATCTCTTTGTTTTAGTTCTGACTTGGTGTAAGTTACGTCTACATGGTCAAAGTCTAGAACGATTAAACCATTGTATTCTGTACAGTTGTCATTACCTCTACCTTTGAATTTACCTGTATAGACCATCGCAGGTAATTCTTTCTTGAGTTTATCTTTTGTAGTTTTTAAATGGTCTTTGACCTCTTGATCCTGAGATTTATTTATCTGTTTCTGTAATGCTCTTATCTCATGTATTATGTCTTTGTTCTTTCCTTGTTTGATTCTATCGAATGATGTTTGGATGTCAATGTAATGCACATCATTAGGCATTGTAACTTTAGGTGTAGCTGTTATTTTCATTTTAAAACGCAGGGTTAGGGTTTATGTCCATTGATTTTCTTACTTTTCTTTTTTCCTCTGGTGATAGCTTGTAATACTCCACTATGTCAAATTCTTTTTTATCTGTTGCTATTGCTCCATGATACTCATAAAACTTTGTTCCAAATAAAGTTGAAGGGCGAAGATACTTTTTCATTGCCTCATCTCCAATCCATTCTCTGTATTTTGAATCAATAACTTTTTTGAAGTCATCCAACTCATAGCCATCCTTGTTTCTCGCACCTATCATTTTCTTAACAGTTTCTGTTGTCTTGAATGACCTATTCAACTTCTGATTGAGATAACAGATAACCTCATCCGACAATAGATTTATATTATTGTTATTATTATCATTCTTAGTTGTTGTTATTTGTTTGTTATTTGTTTGTTGCTCGTTTGTTACTTGTTTGTTAGATTGCTTGTTATCGTCTTGGTATTCATTGTACTTAACTACTTGAATTACAGTATGTTGTGACGTACTTTTGATTGTTAATTCGTTTGTTAATTTTTTAAGACAAGTTCTAACTTGCTGAACAGATAATTTTGTCTCACTTGAGAGGTTTTGTAGTGATGTAACAAACTCTCCTCTTTTTATAGTAGTACCTCTCCAGCTTTTATCTGAGTGATTTGCCTTTAGCAAACAATGAAGGAACAGACGAAAAACATTTGGTTCATCATACCATTCCCATTCTAATAATCCTCTGTGTAATTTTATCCAACCTTCCATTTCAATTAGTTTGTATTATAAGTAAAAAAAAGGGAAGCTACTTAATTTCACTTCCCTAAGAACAATAGACTAAGATTTTAGCTTTCCTTGATATGTATCTATATTAATCATAGTTTTCTTTAAAATATCCTCGACAACTATCTTATAGCCATCAGAGTCCTCCCCAGCATTAATCCAGTTATAAACTGTCTTGAGACTGCATCCTTTAGCTTCTGCAAACTCTTGTGGGTTTAAGTATTCAATGTTTCCAATCTTCATAATTCAATGTTTTTGTAAATGTAATTCAAATAGTTTAATCTACATAGCTTTGTCCTAAATATTTTTCGATTTCTACTTTCTGCACCCACCATTTCTTTTCTTTGGTGTTTAGCTTTTTATATGCAGACTTAACAGCATAATCATCCAATTTAAGAGCATCTATGTCTTTTCCTTTAGCTACTACACCCTCTACCTTCCTAGTGATGACAGACTTAATCTTTTTAGTGCCTATATCAATAGAAAAGTAGAATGTGCATAAGAATATTGATCTGTTATTGTACACCTTTGTATTTCAATCTTCTTTTTAAAGCATCGTAAGCAATATCAATGTTATAGTCTCTATACAATATCATCTTAATTGCGTGTGCTTTTACTTCTAATGTTGTGTTTCTTGTGTTAATGACAGTCTCCATTACTTTGTCAATAATATCAACTATCTCATAATCTGATTGTTCTTTCGACATTGAGTTGTTTATTTAGGGTTGTTATATAATCTCTACACTCTGCCACTCTGTCGTATATCTTCTGTATATCTTCATCATTTCTTTCCACATCAAACACTTTTATTCTATACTTCCCCTCTAAATGCTCATACTCATAAGGAACGTCTGTCCATTGATTTAATAAATCATCTGGTGTTTCCATTAGCGTATAAACCAATTGTGCTTTCTCTAGGTTAGTAAGTGCCATATAGCCTTGTAACTGCCAATAATAGTCCTTAGTAGGAATCTTATCTTCAAACAGAGGAAAAGTCCAATGATCCCAGCTATTCTTAATATCAATAACAACACCGTTATGTATTAAGTCAGGTGTACCTGTCATAAACTCATTCTCATACTTAACATCGTTCTTAACTAAGAAACCATGTCCAGCTTCCTCTGAGAAGAAGTCAATAGAATCATTCTCCATGTCTAGTCCTTTCTGAGTATATTTGTTACCCATAAACTTTTGACCTCCATAAATCTGTTCTTTCATCCATTCCTGAACGTATGCCTCTGTAGTCTTACTAAGAGGGTTACTTTTAGTCCTACTACTAGTCATAATTTGACCAATAGCAGAACAACGTATTTTAAATTCTTTATTCATAATTAAAATAATGTTTTTTGTGCTGAATGTTTTTTAAATCTATCGTAAGCTGAATTATAATAATCCTCGTCTAATTCACAAGCTGTTAAATCAAATTTATAATCGTGACAAGCTAATGCAATACTTCCAGAGCCTAAATGTGTATCAAGAATCTTATCACCTTCTTTTGCATAATTATCTAAAAGCCACTTGTATAATGCTACTGGTTTTTGTGTAGGATGGATTGTGTTTCCTTCTGTTTGCAGTATAACTCTATTTTTAGTCCATATCCTTGTTGGTGAATCAAAAGAAGAATAAGCCAACTCACAATCTGACATAGTTAAACCATGTTGAGCCTTATCCCATACTATCCACCCTTTATGCCCCTCTATTAAGTGTTCAACAAAATAATTAGCACCCCAAATTATTTGGTTCTTACTTACCCTAAACAATTCATTAAAATATTCTACACTTGGTATTTCTTTATCCCATCCCTTATGTTCATGCTTCTTTCTATCTGATTTCTTTCCCTTTTTACTTTCTGTTTGTCCACTTATCCCAATTCCATACGGAGGATCAACAATAGCTAAATCAAAATGGTTATCTGGATAACGTGCCATTAAAACCATATTATCCTCGTTTGTTACTGTTATTTGCTCTGTCCAATTCATATCCATGTTTTTCTAGTAACTTAATTGCTCATTCTCCTTTCATAATGTCCATAACATCTTGCTCAGATAATTCATAAGCCATCATTCTATTTAAGACAGCTTCTTTCCTTTCTTCATCCTCACCTGCATTAGCTATAGCTTTAGCCATATCTTTCTTAATTTGTGCTGTAGCTTTCTTCTTAATTTGTGCTGTAGTTTTCTTCTTTGTTACCGTTTTAGGTACTTCTTGTCCAGAAGCATCAACATCTTTATCAGTAATAATACCTAGCACAGAAGCTAAAGCATATCTTCTATAATATGTTATTGCAGAACCAATAACTTGAAAAGGATTTTGACCTTTTAACTGCACATCTTGAGGTATTTCTACTGAAGATTCTAGCATCTCTCCTGTCTTAATGTGATAGATAATAGTTTTAACAGAAGTACCATCTAATGGCTGAGTAAAGCCAAGACCATGCTTCTTTAATAATGGGTTAATAACTTTAAAAATAGCAGGTAAATCGGCATAAGTATAACCGTAACCTTGCGTTCCTTTGTGTATTACAGGACACTCCTCTTGGAAGTCCGATAATGATTTTAATAATTCTTTCATAACACTAAGTTATACAATTTATTTGTAATTAGGTTACATTTACTAGAAAAAGTTTGTA